CTGGTCCGAACCAAGAATTAGCTTGCGCCCAATCTTCAGCTCGTGGGTCCACTGTTGAGGCGGATTCAGGTATTGTTACATCAGTATCATCTTCTTGTAAAGCAGGTAGTTTAAAATTATTTAACCTATCAGATTTGATCTTAGCAGTAGTTAGATCTTCTTGTGCAGTAACAACTGCATCTGAATCGCCTGCTTCGTATGCTTCTTTATATGCTTGTTTAGCCGTTGCAAGCTCATTTCCAGCAGTACGTTTGGCTTGCTCAAGCATAGCTGTCTGGTTTTTACCGACAGTGCCTTTTAATTCTTTATTCTCTTCAAGGATCTTCTGCGCGAAGGTTTCTAGTTCCTGCCGCTCACGAACTGCCTGTTCTTTTGAACGGCGCTCGTCATGATACCCCTTACTAAGATGCTTAATCCGGTTACGGACCTTACCAGAATACTCTTCAAGCTCTTCTTCAGTGACATCCGCTGGCGGTTCGGAAGCTTTACGCCCTTTGTCAGCCTCTGGTGTATCATCAACAACCTCAACCTTATATTCGCTTTCATCGGTTGTTTCTTCGCTTACAGGTTCTGCCTTATCTTTTTTAGCTTTAGCCTCCCCAGAAACATCAATTTCAACAGCACTGGAGCCTTCGACCTCAATTTCAGAACCCGTAGTTTCCTCATCAGCATCGGGAAATTCATAAGCTACTTTCTGAAAAGCCATATTCTGCTCCTATACTTTGCAAATGCCACGAGGGTCAGGAATAACCGCCTCGATGGAATCATCGTTCATCAAACGGAACTCTTTACCGTTAACTGTAAACCGTGTCCCTGTATTCATACGAAACATAACGTAATCTCCTACTTGGCACCAAGCACCATCAGGAAAACGATCTCCGTCCGTATACGCATCCTTCCCCATATCTATCACGATCCCCATAATAGAAGTGATGTACTCACGGTGTTTCTCGTTGTCAGTCTTGAGCAGTGAGCTACCTTCGTAATAATCACTAATATCGGGTAAAGCTACTAAGACACGGTACCCACAGGGTAGAGGTAGTTGTGCTTCCCAATTTTCATCGGGAGTTACCGCTTCAGCTGTTTCAATCATTATAATCATCTTCCAGTTGGTTGCGTGCAAGGTCTTTTACATGGGCCAAACAGGATTCGAGACCTCGGATCAAACCCGTAACCTCCTTGTACTGGGCGAAGTCTTGTGCTCCCCCCGACCCAAGAAACTGTATTGCGGAGGATTTATCCTCGTTTATTTTTTCTTCGAGCACGTCAAAGACGGTTTTTGCTGGTGGTATCATTAACTACTCTTTCTTAGTGTTAGCCGCTAATTTAGCCAGTTCTAAGTTTGTTTTATTGGCTTCTGACCGCCCATCAGCCCGTACCTTCACCCCGGCTTTCTTGGCGTCTATACCAACTTCAAGTTTTTCAAGCTCCAATCGCTGTTCTTCAAGCGTAATATCTGCTCTGTCCTTAGTGGCTTTGCGTTTCTGCTCTTCCTGCTTGATCTGCGTATCACTAGCGTCTTTCTGACTCTTACGCTGTACTTCTTGTGCTTTTATCTGCAGTTCTTGCTGTTGCATCTGAATTACAGGATCTTGAGCTTGCTGTTGCGCTTGCTGTTGCGCAGCTTCTTGCTGATGTTGCTGTGTGAGCTGTTTACCCGCCTCTGCGACAACTCGCGCCAGATTCACTTCTATCTCTTCTGGAAGTTCCTGATTTGGTGGCGGCAGCGGTGCCCCCAGTTTCTCTTCTATCTGTCTCCGGTACTTAAACCCTAGGTGCTCAGCTATATGCGCCTGTAAAGCAGCTCCTATCTGTTGTGCTTGCGGATTCTGCCCAATCATCTGTGCAACCTGCGGGTCTTGCATAAACGCCATATGTGCGCCGATGTGCGCCTCGTGGTCTTGATAGATGAACGCCTTCATCGGCTTGCCAATCAATGAACTCATGTTCTCACTGACTGGATCAGCAGGCTCCATATCTTCTTTGATGGGCACAAGTTTATCTGCGTTCTTGACCCCAAGAACCTCAATCATCTGTCTGTGTAGCTGCGGCAAATCATAAATTTGTGGCGCAGATTGGGACATCTGTAAAACTGCTTGATACTGCACAACTCGCTGGGCCATCGTGGAACTGTTAGGATCACTAACAGGAATAACTTCCACCATCGCGTAATCAGCTTGACGGGCCCCAACTTCCCCGCGCAAGGGCTGATAAGAATATTCCGCTGGCGCGTACTCAGCCAATAACGTCTTGAGGAGCTTGAACTCCTGTTTCATGGCATAATGAACGCGGGCCTGTACCGCAGCCATGGGCTTCAACGTGCGTTCCAGAAGTGCCAGCGTTGTGCCCACCGGGGCGTTAGCGGACATATCAGATATGTTCATATCACTGATTGCCCCCAACCGGCGGCCTTCAGTGGTGATCTGATTAAGCAATGCTAGAAGTGTCTGGCTGGGCTCTTTATACGGAAGTGGCATAATATTGTCGCGGATACTGCCGGAAGGTACGTCCACATCCTTCCACTCCCCCGGTTCAATCGGAGTATCATCACCTTTAATACGCAGTCCGCGGGATTTCAAACCCCCAGGTAAATTAGCAAGCGTACCGGCATCAACAAGTTGCCGAATCAGGGAAGTTCCTGCGCGGGCGTACCCACCAATAATGTGAATAAGCCCAAGGCCATAAAAACCAAACCCTGGTACATAGGGGTAGTGTACAAAGTGCTGCCGCTTGAGCATGAGTTCGTCATCGGGATCCCAATTTCTGCGGATGGCAAGAACTTCACCCGAACTACGTTCGATAGTAACTACATAAGGCTTGGCGATTTCATCGTCGGAGTCGTCAAAACCCTCAATAACGAGATCGGCGTGCACCTCGTATATTGCGTACCGCTCGTCATCGGTGAGGGAATACCCACCTTCTTCCGCTTTACGAATCTCTATATCGGAATGATATGGTTCCGGGTCTTCCAGTTCTATATCGCGGTAAAACTCGTTAACCTGTAATTTTTTAAGTTCGTTCTTTGTTTTCCGCATAACGTGCGTGACACGCTCTGCCGTTTCAATATGAGAAGCCCCATAAGGTACGATACAATCTTCCGCCGGTATGAACAGGGCAACTTGCCGTCCAAGATTAGAATCGTAATAAACTTTCTTAAACGCGGAACCGGCCAGACCCAGACTATATAACATACGCTCATGCTCGGGGCGGTACTCGATCATGTTTTCGGTCAATTCATAATTCATATCCGCCTTGACACGCGCCGCGGCTTCACTTTTCTCCTTGGTCTCTTCTCCGAGTACCTTACACTTGACAGGCCCCATGGCGGGGAAAGTTTCACTCATAGTCTCTGCCTGGAACCGGATAGCGGCTTCAGCTAAAACCGTGGAGTACACACCACAAGCCCCCTCCCAAGGGTCCGTGCGTTCTTCATACTTGAAACCGAGTACATCCAGACCCTTTACAAAGGTATCCGCCCATTCCTTGCGGCTATCTATATCTGCATCGATAAGCCCGATAAGTTCTTCGGAAAGGGTAGTACGCTCCGTATCCTCCATCTCCTCGGCTAGATTGCCGTCAAAAGACATATCCGAAGAACCATCACCGGGAACCAGCGTTATTTCTACGCTACCGTCGTCCAGTGTAACCATGTCCGGGTTGACAATTTCAATTTCCAGTCCCCCTTCAGGCAGCGCCTCATCAGGCAACTCGTCGTCTATACTTTGGGGGGCAGAATACAGCCCTTTTTCAATCGCCATAAAATCAATCCCTAATAATACCCGCCAGTACGGCGTTTGAAGTATTGAACCTCGTCCGGTTCATCAGTAGGTAAACGTATGAAACCCCCTTGACGGAAACGCATGAGAGCCATAACTGTAGAATCAACCAAGTCATCATGACTCATAAACGGGAATCCTGCAATCTCTTCTACGACTTCTTCCGCCCACCGTGTTTCAGGAACCCAACACATCCCCGATGCCACAATATCCGCAACAGAATTCAAACGCGCCAATTTATCCCCTGTCCCCCGGTGGGGTGTATATTCCTGTACAGGTAGACCCATTCTACGCATTTCTTGGTACAACGCCGTACCCGCACTCTTTTTCTCAACAATAAACGCGTCGGGTTCCCACTCGCTATACTCCTCCATAGCAAGTTCTTTAAGTTCTGGGAATTCCATACGCTTTTTTATACTATTTAACAATATAATATTATATGCGTCCTCATCCTCATTAAAGAACACACCCCACGTTGTAAGCGCCGTGAAATCAGCCCGGTTATGCGTTTCCGCTGCCGCATCCAGAGACATTATAATATACTCACAGGATGGAGGCTGCGTTTCCTTCCACTGACCCCACCACTCGCGCTTGATTAGGGCAGCTTCCTCCGCTGTCGGCTCCTGCTGGTACTGCGCGTTCCACTGGAAGGCGGGCATGGACGCTTTGGTACGGAGCAGAGCATCCAAATCAAAAAATTCGGGCCATAAAGGCTTCTGTTCCGATTTTTCGGTCTTCTTATTCACTATATCTAGTATAGCGGGGAATTCGACCACATCATATTGATCGGCACGGGGGTTCTGCACCATATCTTTGGTCACCCGCCCCGTAAGATCGTCCATATGCCACCTTGTCTGGATAATGGCCACACGGCCCTGCGGCATCAGTCGTGTTCTGGCCCCGAAGGTGAACCACTCATAGGCTTTTTCAAACGTTTCAAAGTTTCCGTTAATGACATCCTGTTCAGAATGGGGGTCGTCAATAAGCAATAGATCAGCACCGCGGCCAGCAATAGATGAACCGATACCACATGCATAATACTCTCCTCCAGAATTGGTGTTCCACCTCCCCGCTGATTTAGAATCCACCGCAAGCTTCACAGTGGGGAAAATAGCTCTATATTCGTCCGTAGATATCAAATTTCGTACCTTACGACCAAAATCTACCGCCAAATCGGTAGTATGGGACACCATCATGACCTTTTTATTGGGGTTGCGCCCTAAAAACCACGCCGGAAAGAAAATAGACACTAATTGTGACTTACCGTGGCGTGGGGGGATGTTAACACAGATACGGTCCTTGTCCCCCGCCTCGATTTCCATGAGCATATTGCCCAACATGCGGTGATGTTTACCTACAATGTAATCAGACTGCATACGCTTGCAGAACTCTATCAGGTCGTCATATGCTTCTGTGTTATCTCTGCGGGTGGCCAGCTCATCCACCATGCGATCTATCTCGGCAACCTCATCGGAGGTATACTTATCCAGATTATCCAGCATCAACTGGATTTCATCCCCGTTGAAAGCAATATCTGTGAAGGCTTTATCCGTCATTAGGCTCATCTACGGGCTGTTTTTCTTCTTTGAGGCCCAATTCAGCGTCTACATCCATGAATTCCCCATCTATAACCACCGCATCTTGCACAACCCTTATCGGGGCGGACAGTTTACGCAATTTTTCACGTAATTTATCCCTTAAATCGTCCGTAGACTGGTGAGTTATGGTCACTTCGGACTTTTCAGCGAACAATCCAACGTCAGATATCTTACCTAACAGTTCCAATGCGCGTATACGCACGCGGGGGTCGGGGTTTTCGGTCTCTAATAACAGCTTATTGGTGACAAGATGGCGCACATGCAGAGAACTCTGCACCACAGACCGCCCAAATTCGGTCAATATGTCGTTAGTAAGCACTAAAGAGGCTGGTGTAAGCGTGGATATCTTCTTATTAGTGACCTTTTTAGAGGTCGAAGCGGGGTCATCCGCATAAGCCAAAGAAATTTTGGCTGCGGCATCCTCATCTTCCTTGGTGGGCTCTACATCAAGCCCATGCTCCGCGAGTTCCGCGGCAGTCTTACTAGCTGCAGCAGTGCGGGCTTTCAGGTCCAACGGAGGCAAGTCCTCCGGTACCCCAATACCCAGCTCTGGTTCTACCAATATAGCCATATATTTCTGTCGCAGGCGATTAACCGTGGTTAACAAAC